AAATCCAACGCAATTAAATACTAAAGGAATAAAATACTTAAATAATAAAATACTTAAGGAATCAAGTACTAAAGGAATAAAAGAGAGTGTGCGTGCGAAGAAAGAGCCGGAACAGTATTTCGAGGATGAAGAACTTAACTGTAAGTTTTTGGAATTCCTTGCTATGCGTAAGAAAATCAGAAAGCCAGTAAGAACAGACAGAGCCCTGAAAGCTTTGCTCAAAAAATTGCACGAGTTGTCCGGCGGAGATTTGGAAACGATGAAAAAAATCATAGACCAGTCATTGGACAAGGAGTGGTTAGGATTCTTTGAGCTGAAAACAGCTAATGACAGCACGAAGAACATTAACGACCGACTGTACGGAGATATACAGCACTGGGCAGCACAGAAAGAACAGGAGGGAGGCGGAATGTATGACGATTTCGGAGTTTTCTAAAATTGTAGCCGCATTAAAGACCGTTTACACGGCTCCGGGATTTGTTCCCAACGAACAGGCGTTAGACATGTGGTACCGCTTAGTAGGTAAGAACAACGACTATCAGACGATAAGCGTGGCGGCACAGATGTACATGACAACAGGCAAGTTTCCGCCGACACCGGCAGACATTTTGGAGTGCACCAGTAAGCTCAAGGCAGAAAGCAGCTACCTGAGCGAGCAGGAAGCGTGGGCAACAGTGGCAAAGGCGTGCAGTAATGGGATTTACGGCTACAGAGAGGAATTTGACAAACTGCCTCCTACGTTGCAAAAGGCAGTAGGAACGCCACAGACGCTCCATGATTGGGCGGTAGTAGATTCAGCGGACTTTCAGACGGTCATACAGTCAAACTTCCTCAGAAGCTACAGAGCGGCGTTAGAAGCACAAAAGGAGATAGACAAGTACCCACCGAAGCTCCGAGAGATGATAAGAGCGGCGGGGGCGATAGAGCGAAAAGAAACAGTGCCGGAACTACCCACACTGGGAGAAATAGTTGGGCGGTTAGAGCAGGATAATAAAAATTATCCCCCGGAACAATGTAGTGGAGCGTTGGGGGATTGGATAGCAGAAAAGAAGGAGAGATTGGGTTATGAATAACACAATGATTAGCGTAAACGGCTTTGCGAAAAGAGAGTATGAGGACGTCTTAGAGAAAAAAGGTGTGATTCCTGCAAGTGTTGTAATCACAGTCGAGGACAAGGCGATTGCAAGAGCTATTTTAGAGCTATTTAAAGACAAGGTACAAAAAACAGGCGTTTTGCGGATGAAAGAAATTGAAGCTTTTGCCCGCGGCTACAACGAATTGAGCAAAAGCATTGAAACGGCATGGGGAGAAGAAAGCGAGGAGAAATATGGCGGAGCGGTACGTTGACCCAGTCAGGGAATACCTAAAAAGACAGCACCTTGAGGCGGAATATGAGTGTAGAACAGCACACAAAGCAATCAAACGAGGCGCGGCGAGCTACAACGAATACGAGAGATATGAGGAGGAATTAGAGCAATGACACTATACGAGATTGACAGCACAATTATGGATTGTGTAGACGAGGAGACAGGAGAAATTATTGACCTCGAAAAACTTGAGGCTCTCAACATCGAGAGAGACAAAAAAGTGGAGGGAATCGCGCTGGCGGTAAAGAATTATGCCGCAGAAGCAAAGGCAATCAAAGAGGAGGAAGAAAAGCTTGCGAAACGCCGCAGAAGTTGCGAGAACGCCGCACAGAGGTGTAAAGACTATCTGTCCCATGCTCTTGACGGAGAAAAGCTCAAAACGGCAAGAGTAAGCGTATTCTACAAGAGCAACGAGTCTGTGACTATTGACGATTTAGGCAGTCTGTCAGAGGAATACATCAGGATTCCAGAGCCACAGGCGGACAAGACAGCGATTAAGAAGGCGATTAAAGCCGGGAAAGAGGTTGCAGGGGCACATCTTGAGACCTCAAAGAGTGTGATCGTGAGGTAAGAAAAATGGGAGATGTTTACACAAAGTTACAAAAAATTCAAGCAGAATTAAAGGTGCCCAAGAGTAAATACAGTGATTATGGCGGCTATAGTTACAGGAGCTTAGAGGACATCTACGAGGCAGTAAAGCCTTTATTGGATAGGGAAGGCTTAATATTAGCCGTAAACGACGAAGTTATTATGCTGGGCAACCGATTTTACATAAAGGCGACAGCAATTTTAAAAGACATAGAAAGTGAGGGCAGTTTTTGCACTACAGCATACGCCAGAGAAGAAGAAAGCAAAAAAAAGATGGATGCAGCACAAGTTACCGGCTCAGCATCGAGCTATGCGAGAAAATACGCCTTAAATAGCTTGTTTCTTCTGGACGACTCGAAAGACGCGGATACAGACGAATATAAACGCAACGAGGTTATCACAGAGGAAGAGGCAAAACGGCTCTATGATCTGATGCAAAAAAAAGGAATGACGGAAGCCCAGATCAAAGAATGGGCAAGTCAAAGAGGTTTAAAATCATTGTATCAGACGACACAACAACAATATGCCGAAGCCATGAAGGAATTATGACTGAAATAGCATGGATTTAACTGGAAAAATAAAAAACTTAGCAGTGGATTATTTTAGCAAAAAGATAACAGTTACTCTGGAAATTAATGAGGCGGAGCGGTTTATAAAGGGCGTGGACGAACTGAAAAAGCTGGAAAAGCTGTCCGTAATAATTAAACCGTTCCGCAAGAAAAGAAGCTTGTCAGCAAACGCCTATTTCCACGTCCTGGTCACCAAAATAGCGGAGAAAGTTGGCACGAGCAAGGCGGAAGCCAAAAATTTGATGATAGGCAGATATGGACAGCCGGAGCTGATAAAAGGGGACATAGCAGTTTTAAAAACCAATGTCCCAACCGACATCATGTACAAAAAAGAGGACGTTCACACAGTTGCGATAGGACGGCGGCTAGAAAAAGGCAAAGAGGTAGTGTTTTACAGACTCATGCGAGGTTCGCACACCTACGACAGCCGGGAAATGAGTGAGTTAATCAAAGGCACGATACAGGAAGCAGAAGATTTAGGAATTGAAACGCTAACACCAAGAGAACTGGAACAAATACTAGGAAAATGGAAGCCGAGAAAGGAAGAAGAAAAATGAATAGCGTACTACAAACAAAAAAAGAGTGCTTCTTCTGCAAAACAACCCAAAATTTACATAGGCATCATGTCTTATATGGCAGTAGCAACAGAAAACAAGCCGAAAAGTATGGTTTTACAGTGTATTTGTGTTTGAATCATCATACCAATGGTGGCGAGGCAGTGCACCGCAATCCCAACGGACCGCTAGACAGGTACCTCAAAGAGCTGGCGCAGAAGTATTGGGAGGAGAACAACGGAACGAGAGAAGAATTTATCAAAACATTTGGGAGGAATTACCTGTGAACAAATTTAGAAATAAAAAGATTTTTACGACAGCCGGGAAGTTTGACAGCAAGAGAGAAATGCATCGATATTTAGAACTGGCGGCAATGCAAGAAGCGGGGGAAATTACAGGATTAGAGCGGCAGGCTAGATACATACTTGTAGGCAGCCAGAAACGAGAGGATGGCACCACAGAACGCCCTGTATCATATACAGCAGATTTCCGCTACACAGACAAGGAGGGGAAAATTGTTGTTGAGGACGTAAAATCCCCGCGTACAAGAAAAAATCCAGAGTACATTATCAAACGCAAATTAATGCTTGAGAGATACGGAATCACAATCAGGGAGGTGGCGTAATGAGAAAAATAGGAGACTCAGAAGCAAGAAAAGCGGCGGAGACTCTCGAAAAATATTGCATCGAACACGTATATTGCGATGGATGCATTTTCGATGTAGGAAATGTATGTAAAAACTGCCTACTGGTCAATAAAATGCCGTTTAACTACATAAAACAGCTGGACACCCTCCGGGGTTAAGGATAGACACACATTACAGTAACTTATTAACCGTTCCATGATACAACACGGAGCTATATGCCATTGATTCCTCCGGATTTATTCCGGAGGGGAAAGGAAAGAAAATGACGGTAGAAGAAAAAGTGGAATGGAAAGCAGCACGAAAACCCGTTGCTATTGTCGGTGCCGCGTTTATTACTGTTGACGGAGAGTTAAAAGGGAAACCGTTAGCTATTGAAGTGAAAATGGATAGTGGGGAAACAGTTTTGTATGAGCGAATGGTTGACTATAACGATTTAGAACAACTAAGAAAAGAGGAATAAAAATGCCATACGGTCTGAAAGATGAAGAATTTAATAAAATACAAAACGAAATAGTGAGAAAACTATACGAAATACCAAGCTTTGACCGAGCCACATTTTTAGTGGAATGTACAGAGCAGGAACTAATGGGAGCGATGAGCGAACTACGCAAAACACCCAAATCAAAGGGAAAAATAGAAGCCGTAGAAAGGGAGTTGAGAAACAGAGGATACAAAAATAAAAAAACAAAGTTTTTCCCAAGCGACTTGGCGGAAAAGAGATTTGCGAGGGAGTGGACGAAAGCGTGCGGAAGAATAAGGGGGAATAGATAAATTGAAACGTGCAAGAAAGGAGTGGTTTTATGGACTCGAAGAGAACCTTACTTGATATATTTCATGTATCCGAATCATATAAGCTTCCAGATGCAATTATGGATGCATTACTGTCTGATAATGCAGAAAGTATCATAAGGCTAGTGAAAAAAAGTACGCACGATGACATCCGGGATATATTCCAGCAAGAGCAGGGAGACAGAAAAACTTTAAAACAGGATTTTACACCGGATTGCATCTGCGCCATGGTCGCAAAAATGATGAAGCCGGGCAGTGTACTGGATATGTGCTCTGGAACGGGAGCATTAAGCAAGGCAGCCGCAAAAGAGCATGGCATAAAAATATGCGAACAGGAATTTAGTGAGCGTACGATTCCGTTTGCTCTACTGGATGCCTGCATTAATGGCCTGGAAGGAAGTATTAGCCGGGCGGATTGTTTACGGGGAAATATAATGGAAACATATCATTTGAAAAAAAATAATGATATAAGTATCCCAAAACAAGTAGAACCGGAAGAAATGGGATGCTTTGATAATGTAATTATGAATCCACCATACTCTATGAAATTCCCAGAAGCGGACGAGATGCCAATCATGGGACATAAAATTCCGAAAAGCAAAGCCGATTACGGATTTATACTACGCGGCGTACAACATTTAAAAGATGGTGGACGACTGATTGCGATACTTCCGCATGGTGTCCTTTTTCGAGGAGCGGCAGAAGGAAAAATTAGAGAATGGCTTGTTAAAGAGCACTGGCTTAGTGCTGTAATTGGATTACCGGATAAGTTATTTTTAAATACAGCAATCCCAGTATTTTTACTAATTTTAGAAAAAAATTCTCCAGATATTCTTTTTATTGATGCATCAAGACGATTTGAAAAGAAACCAACACAAAACGACATGTCGCAGGAGCAGATAAGAGATGTCGTCGGTGCCTTTTTTGCACGTAAAGATGCAGAAAAATATGCTCACGTAGCTTCTTATCAGGAAATAAAATACAATGATTACAATCTAAATATTCCAAGATATGTAGATACGTTTGAACCAGAGCCTCTACCAGACATGGAAGCGCTTCTTAAAGAACTGCAAAAAATTGAAAATGAGGAGAGGAAAACTAGAAAAGAACTGTACAAAATGCTGGGGGAACTGGTAGGTAGCAAGGAGGATATGAACGTTATGAAAGAACATAGAAAATTGCTGAAGCCGCAGAATACAAGAAATACTTTCAGGCAAATGACATTGGAGGATTATGGAAATGCAATGTAAAAAAGTTAATATTTTTGAGATATGCAAAGTAGAACGTGCGGTGGCTGGAAAAATATATGCGGCAGGGAGCTGCTATGTAAAATTAAGTGCCGTGGATGAGTCTGTAGGCCAATTAAAAAATGACAATACACTGGATACAAGATACGCAGCGTTTGAGCCAAACGAAGGAATTTGCGCGGATTACTTGCACATTGCTATCTGTAATAAGTTCCCTGAGTTTTTGCGGAAATACCGGACAACAATTAATTTACAATTTGAAACATTAAAACATTTCGTACTTGACTGGCACGAAAAGGAGGAAGAACAGAGGTATGTTGTAAATGCAGTCAAGGCGGTGGATAATGAAATAGAACTTACTGAAATGCAGATAGAAAAAGAGAAAGAGATGAAGAAATGGTATCTTGCAAAGATGATGGCGCAACAAAACCAGACACCTACGTGAGCATATCGGAAAAATTCATGCAGGGCGAAATAAGCGAGGACGAATTTGTGGAGCAGTATAACCGATTGATTGAGCAGGAGGCTGAAAAACACTGGGAACCGGTCGAACCGCATGAGCATATTTAAGAGGAGAGAAAATGAAGTTTATTGATTTGTTTGCCGGAATCGGAGGGTTCCGCAGAGGCATGGAATTAGCGGGGCATGAATGCGTCGGGTTTTGCGAATTTGATAAATTTGCAACCGCAAGTTACACATCAATGCACCTGCTTACATTAGAGCAAAGAGAACGTTTAAATAAAATGCCGTTGAAACAGCGACAAAAAGAAATACTAAAGGAGGAATACAGAAATGGAGAGTGGTACGCAAATGACATTAGAAGAGTATATGCCGGAGACATTCCAAGAGCAGATTGCTGGTGTTTCGGATTCCCGTGCCAAGACATCTCAGTTGCAGGAAAACAGCTTGGATTTCAAGGGAACCGTTCAAGCTTGTTTTTTAGAGTTATGTACCTTATCGGACAACTCGAAGAAGAAAATAGACCCACTTACCTTTTCGTTGAGAACGTTAAGAATTTGCTTAGTGTTAATGGAGGATGGGATTTCGCCAGACTGCTCATTGAAATGGAGCAGAGGGGGTATGATGCAGAATGGCAGGTGCTCAACTCCAAAGATTTTGGAGTGCCACAGAACAGAGAAAGGTGCTTCATTATCGGACATCTTAGAGGGAGAAGTACCGCAAAAGTATTTCCTGTCGAAAGAACAGACGGAGAAAATAGTATTCAAATAATTGATCACAAAGACGGATACAGAAAAAATACGCAGGTATTTGCACCTGATGGAATTACAGAAACTCTTGATACTGGTCAAGGTGGTGGGCGAGGGCATCATGTAGCATTGCCGTGTTTTATAGATTTGCGCAACAGTGGAACAGAAACAACTAGCATTGCCAGATGCTTGCAAGCAAGATATCAAAAAGGATGCGGAACGTATAAAGCGCAAAATAGCGGTATTGCAATTCCAGTTTTAACACCTGACCGAGCAGAAAAGCGTCAGAATGGACGGAGATTCAAAGAAAATGGTGAGCCGATGTTTACACTTACTGGACAGGATAGACACGGAGTGGCGATTGAACCGATTGGAGTTATTGATTCGCAGGGCATAAAAGTAGCCGAAGCAACAAAGCAAGGCTATTCCGAGTGTAGAGTAGGCATTGATAACGTGAATTTATCAGTTCCAGGAAGTAAAACAAGAAGAGGACGAGTTGGACGTGATGTTGCAAATACATTAGATACCAGTTGCAATCAAGGGATTTTTGTGCAAGTTTCAGAAGAGTTGACCATATATGCTGTCTGGTATGAAAAATACCAGTGCTACATAGCAATCAGAAAGCTGACACCGAAAGAATGCTTTAGGCTGCAAGGGTGGACGGATGACTATTTTGAAAGAGCAGAGTTTGTCAATTCAGACAGCCAGTTATACAAACAAGCAGGAAATGGCGTAACTGTAAACGTAATAAAAGCTATTGCAGAAAGGATAAAAAATGAGTAATCCGAAACACGACTGGTACGGGCACGCAGTAAAGCAGGTAAAAAAATACCCAGACAAACTGATCGCAGAAAATACAGCACAGTCAGCCCTATGGATGTACGCTATTAACAAGGCGATAAAGCAAACAGAGGGGATGGACAACGGATTGGACAGAATGAAAGCCGTACAGCTGGTGTATTTTGAGGATAGATACACGATAGCAGGGGCGGCGGATAAGCTCGGATATGCAGAGATGACTATACGCAGATGGCTTAGTGCTTTTGCCAATTTGGCTGGGAAATATGCGGGATATTAGAGAGGGAGAATTATCTCCCTCTCTTTTTTATGTTTGTCTAACATGGCTTAAAAAATGCCGTACAATACACTTGTACGGACGAGTACTGGTAACTTTTTGTGAGACATAGCCTCCTCTATCTTGTGGTAAAAGAATCAGCTCTCATCTCGCGTAAAAGAGAGCACGTAAGACACCTATCCCACGGTGCCTTACGTTCCATACAGGTTGCGGGGTCTACAAGTGTTTAGAGACCAGCCGCTTATTAGTCTTACCCCGGCGGCTGTTAAGGTGCAATTCCTTATACTTGTATTTGAGTGTGTGTTCACTCAATGGGACAAAAAATTTTTCATATTTTCTTTCCTTCCATATAACCCCGTAAACAATCCATTACGGGGTTATGGTTATATTTAGGAGGTGACCCCAAAATGGGATAAGTAAATACCAGGAGTGGCTGACCCAAGAAGGGTTGCTAAAAATAGAGGGATGGGCACGAGATGGGTGTACGGATAAAGAGATTGCGGCAAACATCGGCATCAACCCAGATACCTTGTATACATGGAAGAAAAAATTTCCAATTTTAGCCGATACCTTAAAAAAGGGAAAAGATGTTGTGGACAGGCAGGTGGAAAAAAGCCTGTTACAACGGGCACTGGGATATAGCTACGAAGAAACGAGCGAAAAGTACGAAGGCGGAGTAATGACGGAGCGAAAAGTAACAAAGAAGCACGTTGCGCCGGATACAACAGCACAGATATTTTGGTTAAAGAATAGGAAGCCAGAACAGTGGCGTGATAAGCCACAGTCAGAGAGCGCAAGCGATAAAGCACTGGCGAAAGCTATTGAGATTCTCGGGGGTGTCGATAGTGCCATTGACTAGCAAGCAGGCAGAATACCTGCAAGGCTGTAACCACCGTTGGAACGTAAAGACCGGGGCAACAGGCTCTGGGAAATCCTTTGTTGACTACGCGATCGTAATTCCTCAACGCCTGACACACCTAAAAGGATTAGGACTGGCTGTGATGTTGGGAAACACCAGAGGCACACTACAGCGTAACATACTTGACCCTATGCGAGAGATATGGGGCGAGGAGTTAGTTGGCGAGATACGCAGTGACAACACAGTACAGCTATTTGGCAAAAAGGTATATGCACTAGGTGCCGACAATAAGAAACACGTTGCAAGGATACAGGGAGCAACGATTGAGTATGCATACGGCGATGAGGTGACAACTTGGAATCAAGAAGTATTTGAGATGTTAAAATCTCGTCTTAGAACGTCACGCAGTCATTTTGATGGCACTTGTAATCCGGCGGGACCAAAGCACTGGTTCAAAGGCTTTCTGGATTCGGATGCCGATATATTTCAGCAGGCGTACAACATACATGATGGCTGTTTACCCCCAGCGGTAGTGGACGAGCTGATAAAAGAGTACTCAGGGACATATAGGTACCAACGATACATACTGGGAAAATGGGCAGTAGCAGAAGGGTTTGTATACGATATGTTTTCAGAAGAAAGGCACGTCTGCAAGGCAAAGACCAGCGGAGAGATAATTGTTAGCTCCGACTTTGGTATGCAGAACGCTACCGTCTTTCTTATCTGGCAGAAACGAGTGGATACCGGTAACTGGCACTGCATAAAAGAGTACTACTATTCAGGCCGGGAGAACAACCGCATGAAACCAGTCGGTAAGCTGGTAAAAGGACTAGAGGATACACTAAACGGGCAGAAAGATGATTTAGTTATTGTTGACCCATCCGCCTCCGCTCTCATCGTGGAGTTGCGTAGCAAAGGGCACAAGGTCAAAAAGGCAGATAACACTGTTAACGATGGGATAGCAGATGTTGAGACGATGTTGACACAAGACAAATTATCATTTGACCCGTCCTGCACGCACACGATCGAGGAGTTTGGCATTTATGCATGGGACCCAATAGCGGCTGACAAAGGTAGGGATGTAGTTATAAAACAGTCAGACCACGCAATGGATGCTATCAGGTATTTTGTAAAAACATTAAAACTCGTCAAGCGCAGCCGAACAAGACAATACAAATCAATTCTAGGGTGACGACAAATGTATTTATCATATCAAGATTTCATTGCCGCAAAAGACAAAGGGCAATTTATAAATCAGTTTATAAAATTCCACGAGAGCACAGGGGCATATAAAGAGGCGTTAAGGGCGGACAAGTATGACGCACAGGAAAACGAGACTATCTTGCAATTCCAGCGTATTTATTACACTCTGCTAGGTCAAAAAAAGATAGATAATTTTTCGTCTAACGCACAGATATGCTCTAATTTCTTTCACAAATTAAATACACAACGCTGTTCGTACAGTCTGGGAAACGGCGTCTTTTTTAACGATATGAGCATTAAAAAAGACAAGCTAGGCAAACAATTCGACAGACGGATTAAAGAGGCGGCTTACAACGCATTAATTCACGGTCAATCTTTCCTTTTTTGGAATGTGGACCATGTGCATGAATTTCCACTTACACAGTTCGCCCCGATGTGGGATGAGGACACAGGAGCGTTGATGGCGGGCATAAGATTCTGGCAGTTAGACGAGCAGAAACCGTTTAAGGTTGTACTGTACGAGGTGGATGGCTACACAACCTACAGTGCAGAGAGTAAATTTGGAGAATTAAAAGAGACCGCTCCCAAACGGGCGTACAGGCAAAGGGTGGAAGTTGCTAATAATTTGGAACCCGAAATCATCGGGGAAGAAAATTATAGCAGTCTCCCCATCGTGCCGATGTTTGGCAACAAGCGACACATAAGCACCCTGAGGGGGATGCAGTCGAAGATTGATGCCTACGACGCGGTGCAAAGTGGTTTTGCCAATGATCTGGACGACTGTGCACAGATGTACTGGCTAATTTCCAACGCTGACGGTATGACAGACGATGAGCTGGCAGAGTTTAGGGACCGGCTCAAGTTTCAGCACATCGCGAAGGCTGAGGAGGGGCAGGTACAGGCATACACGCAAGAGCCACCTTATACCGCCAGAAAAGAGTTTCTCACACAAATGCGGTCTGAGATCTATGAGGACTTCGGGGCATTGGATGTACACACCATAGCCGCCGGAGCAACAAACGACCATATAGACGCCGCATACCAGCCACTAGACGATAATGCAGATGATTTTGAGTACTTTGTGGGCGACGCGATTGAGAAGATTCTGGAGCTTGCGGGAATTGACGACGAGCCACAATTTAAGCGGAACAGAATCAGTAACGAGAAGGAACGGACAGACATGGTTCTCGAGGCGGCAAATTATCTGGATGAAGAAACCATCCTGAAAAAATTACCATTTGTTGCACCGGAAGAAGTGCCGGACATCCTTGCAAAATTAGACAAAGAATCATATAGCCGCTACACAGAACCACCTGAACCAGATATGCTGGAAGATAACCCGGAAGGGGATGAGTAGCTATGTATCCATCCGACAAGTGGACAGAGCAGGAGTTACAAAAGCTAGAAAAACGGCTGACAGACGTATATAAGCAGGCTGAAAAAGAGCTTGACGGCAAGGCGAGAAACTATTTTAAACAATTTTCCAGACGGTACGCCAAAGAATATGCGGCATACCAGGCAGGAAAGTACACCAAGAAAGAGTTTGAAGCATGGCTAATGAATCAGTATGGCAGAGGGCAGAGGTGGGAGGCACTACGCGAGGACATGGCACGGCGACTGACAGAGTCAAACCAGATTGCCGCGGCATACATCAACGAGAAGACCCCTCTTGTTATCGCCCTCAATCGCAATTTTGAAGCGTATATGATTAAATCTCTTATGCCTGATAAGCAGATAAAAGAAATTGGAGATATTGCTTTTAACCTAGTTGACGAACACACAGTTAAACGGCTGACGGTCAGAAAACAGAAGATTCTCCCGCCCCGAAGGGTGCTAAAAAGCAAAGATGTGCGTTGGAACAAGAAGAAATTGCAAAATGCACTACTGCAAGGAATTTTACAGGGCGACAGCATAGGAAAGCTCGCAGGGCGATTCCAAGACGTTACAGGCATGAATCATACTGCCGCAATTAGAAATGCCCGCACAGCGTTCACAGGGGCGCAGAACGGGGGCAGGCAGGCGGCATATGAGGAAGCCTACCAGATGGGGATTGATGTAGTTAAGCATTGGACAGCGACAAAGGATTTGAGGACACGAGACAGCCACAGAGCGTTAGATGGCGAAGAAGTACCGTTTAATATGGCTTACTCAAACGGCCTCATGTATCCGGGTGACTCAAGCGGAATCCCGGCGGAAGTTTATAACTGTCGTTGCACGCAGAGAACTGCACTGCCTACCCAACTGGCACAACCGCGAATGATACGCGTCAGAAATCCAGAGACAGGCAGAAATGAAATCGTGGAAGACATGACCTATTACGAATGGCTGGCAACACAAAGGGGGCGAATATAATGGCAGATATTGATGTTGTGAGCCACGTGGACGAAGTAATTTTAAAGACCACCATGGCACTTGCAAGGGCGTTGGAACAGGCAGGAGCCGCCGCAGAAGGGCACGCAAAAGACCTTTGCCCGGTCGATACAGGCGCATTGAGAAACAGTATTACGCATCGGACCGACTTGGAAAATCTCACAGAGATAATAGGCAGTAATGAAGAATATGCCGCCTATGTAGAGTTAGGAACTGGCGTGTATTACAAGGGAGGACGAAAGACCCCGTGGACTTATCAGGACGATAAAGGACAGTGGCATATCACAAACGGTCAGAGAGCGCAGCCGTATTTAAAACCGGCGGCGGCAAATTACACAAAAGAATACACAGCAATTATTGCAGATGAATTAAAAGGAGCGATGGGATAATGGACAGATTGTCTTTACTCGTCAAGGCAAGAGAAACAGCAGAGTATTTTACTGATAAAAAGTTTAAATACTCGCAGAATGTGGCGAATAGCTGGGCGGGTGCAAAGAAGAAAAAGGTAAGTAATTGCGCATCGTATGTTTGCTATTGCCTACAGCAATTAGGCATCCTCAAACCAGGACAACTGTTTTATTGCAACAGGAACGGAACAGTTGTCTATAAGGGCGCAGGAACAAAAGCAGCTATATCAAAACGATATAGATTGATAAAAGTAAATAAATTACCCCGGGATTATAAAAGCAAATTAAAGCCCGGCGACATTTGCTTTTACCGCCTACATACCAATATTTTTGCAGGAATAAACGAGAGTAATAAAATGGTCTGGTGGGATGCCGGAAAGGCTAGCACAAATACTAAAAAAGCAGGTGGAACATATAAAAAAATACACAGAGTTATCAATGGAAATCAGAAGATTTTATATGTGCTCAGATGGAAAGGATGAGAAAATGACACAGAGGAAAATTATTGACGTGTCGGTATACAACGGCACAATCGACTGGAAAAAAGTAAAGAAATACGGTTGCGATGGTGCGATCATTAAGATTATCCGCAAGGATTTGGGTAAAGATAAAAAATTTGAAGAGAACTATAAAAAGTGTGAGGAGTTAGGTATCCCATGGGGCGTATATAACTACACATACGCCACCACAACGGCGAAAGCTAAGTCGGACATGGAGCTTGTGTGCGACATCCTCGACAAGATCAGCAAAAAGCATTTTAAATACGGCGTTTGGTTTGACATTGAGGACAAAGTGCAGGCAGGGCTGAGCAAGGTAAAGATTGCTGAGATTATTAATGCGGCACAGACTGTCGTTGAGTCAAGAGGCTATAAATTCGGCGTTTACACTGGTAAATCATACTTTGCGGAGCATATTGATAAAAACAAAGTTAAGTGTAAAAACTGGTGGATTGCACGTTATTACAAAGGCTATAACCGCATGGCGTTTAAAGCGACACCAAACAAATCTTACAAGCCTGCAAGCGTGCCTAACCTCATGATGTGGCAGTATACCAGCTCTGGCGTATTTCCGACTAAGGTTTCAACCGGCAACGGCGGAAATTTTGATTTAAATATTTTGTATCATGACTTCCCAGCGGTGGAGCAGAAGGAAGAAACAACGAAACAGGTTAAATACACTGGGAAATTCCCTAAATTGCCGTCACGCGGCTACTATGCGTTTTTAGACGGTATTACAGTATTAAAAGGTGCAAGAAGGGAAATTGAAAAATTGCAGAAGTTTTTAAACTGGGCTATCGGCTCAAAATTAGAAGATGACGGCAAATACGGCGAAAAGACGGAAGATGCGGTTAGTATTTTCCAGTCGAAATGTAAATTAAAAATTGACGGCAAATTTGGAGCAAAATCCCTTAAAGCCGCAAAAACATTTAGAAAGTAATCGCGAAGTACTGCGATTTACATATAGTCATTTAGGGAAAGAAATCCCTCAAAGAAAAGGAGTAATCAAATGGCATTAACAAGGGCTTTTTTAAAGAGCATGACACTTACAGACGAACAGGTTTCCGCGATTATCGAAGAACACTCCGCAACTGTTACAGGTCTCAAGAACGAGATTAGTAAGTATAAAGAGGACGCGGAGAAAGTCCCGGACCTCCAGAAGAAATTGGAGGACTACGAAAAGGATGATTGGAAAGGCAAGTACGAGAAAGAACACGCAGGTTTTGAGAACTACAAAGCCGAACAGGACAAGAAAGCGTCCTACAGCGCGAAAGAAGCCGCGTATAAGAAGATGCTTGAGGAGTCCGGCGTGTCCAGTAAAGTAATTAACCTTGCATTAAAAGCATCAAAAGAGACTATTGATAATTTAAAAATCGGAACTGACGGCAAATTTGAGAATGCAGCAGAAGTAGAAAAAGGCATCAAAGAAGCGTATGCCGATTATATTACAACTGAAACAACTCAGGGTGCTAATGTATCAAATCCACCGGGAGGAGAACCGGGGAAAATGACCAAGAAAGAAATCATGGAAATTAAAGACGCAGGCGAACGTCAGAAAGCGATTGCGGAAAATCACGAACTTTTTGGGTTTTGAAAGGAGTAGACAATGGCAGGAGTAACCACTAGCACTGTATTAAATACAGATAGCGCTCTCAAAGCGAGAGAAATTGATTTTGTAACAAGATTTGACAAAAATTGGGATGCATTAAGAACTATCTTAGGAATCTTTAAGCCTATCAGAAAAGAGCCGGGCACTAGCTTAGTAACCTATGAAGCACAGATGAAAGATGAAACCTTACAGGGCGGCGCAAGTGTAGGTGAGGGAGAGGCAATCCCTTTTACACAGTTTAAGGTCGTAGAAAGTAAAAGAGAAGATATTGTCGTAGAAAAATATGCCAAATCTTTAACTCTCGAGTCTGTGGCAAAATGGGGCGCAACAGTCGCGATTGAAAAGACAGATGATGCCTTTATGGTTGAGCTGCAGAACAAAGTTTTGAAAGATTTCTACACATTTTTAAAAACAGGAACATTAAAGGGAACGCAGAAAAAGTGGCAGAAGGCACTTGCAATCGCAAAAGGCGCTGTACTTAATAAATTTGCAGGAATGAACAGAAATGTAACCGAAGTCGTAGGATTTGCAAATGTAATGGATTTTTACGACTGGTTAGGTGACAAAGAGATTACTGTGCAGACAATGTTTGGATTACAGTATATCAAAAATTTCTTCGGCTTCTCCACACTGTTCCTCCTTCCTGACGACTACATCCCGGCAAAAACTGTTATTGCAACACCTGTAGAAAATATCGACTTGTATTATATTGATCCCGGCGACAGTGATTTTAAAAAGCTTGGACTTGACTACACGACATCTGGCGAAACAAATCTGATTGGATTCCACGCAGGCGGCAACTATACAAACGCCACAGGCGAAACATACGCCATTATGGGGATGAAACTGTGGGCAGAATACCTTGATGGTATTTGCGTAGTTACCGTTGGAACCACAGAAACTATCCCAGAGGTATCAAGTTTAAGTGGAAAATAAAAGGGGCTGATTGAGTGCTTTATGAAATCATGAATCACATTCACAATTTCTTTCCAGTCAAGGGGGCGGCAATCACAGGCAAAATAACAATCGGGGAATGGCTTTTTGACACACGCATAGATGCAACGGCAAGCGCCGAAGACCTACGTTATTCCGGCACTGCGATTCGTCTCCCCTTACAGGATGGTCAATATTATTTAATTAGCGGCTCTGTCTTTAACGATGGGGTTTATCAGTATCACAAAGGCGATACTGCCCCGTTACAGGAGGAGACGTTTGACGGCGTGGTAGTTCCGCTGGCTATCCCTAAACCGTTTTTATCACTAGTGGACGAAATCAGCGAGTGGCAGGCGAAAAACGGCAATTTAGGGGCGTATCAGTCGGAGTCATTTGGCGGCTATTCGTACAGCAGGGCAACAAATAGCAAGGGCGAGACCTACACATGGCAAGACGCTTTTAGGGCACGCCTGAATCCATGGAGGAAAATGGCATGAGTTTAATCAATGAATTTTTACAGGATTGCATACTCATGGATAAAAAGCGCACTTCTGACGGCGAAGGTGGATTTATCACCGAGTGGGTCGAGGGCGCTAAAATACAGGCGGCAATAGTCCGAGATACCTCTATGTCTGCCAGAGTGGCGGAAAAAGAGGGTGTAACAGCAACATATACAATTACTACAGCTAAAACAGTAAAGCTAGGCTATCATGATGTATTAAAAACAAAAGACGGAAAAATTTTTAGAGTTACATCAAATGCAGGAGAAAAAGAAACCCCTGCATCGTCTAATTTAGACATAGCACAGGTCATGGCGGAGAAGTGGGAGTTAACGTCATGACTCCAACAGCGGCACTGTATCAATTTTGGTCGTCTTTCGGCATAACTGCATATCCGTCTAACAGGGTGCCGAAAGATACCGCATTTCCTTTTATCACATATGAGCCGATTATAGCAAATTGGTGGACAGGTGCGGCCGCCGCTAGTGTCGTAAATGTCTGGCATCACACAGAATCTGAGGCAGTCCCAAACAAAAAGGCAAAAGAAATCAGCGACAGGCTGCAAGGGGGCACTACGGTCAAGTGCGATGATGGAATCATTTTTTTATCGCAGGACCAACCGTGGACTCCCTTGGTCGATGAAGCCGACTCGTCAATAGTACGCAGATACACAGTAATAACTATGCAATTTATAACTATTTAACGAGGTGAGTAAATGAAGTATACGCAGGTTCCTTCTGATCTTTTTAAAAAAATCCAGATTAACGCCGGTATTATTGCATCAACTTTTGAGCCAGAAACGGGCACCATAGCAGCAACTAACATCCTCATGGCAACCAGCGGCGGTTGCAGCTTTAGCGCAGAGCCATCCTTTACGGATTTCGGGGAAGATATTGACAACGTGCCTAAAAACACGATGGAACTCAAGGAGATCGAATCTATTGAGGTAAAATTATCAGGCACAGCCGTTACAATGGATAACGCACAGGCCAAAAGTTTTATGGCGGCAGCAGACGTAGCAGGAAACAAAGTAACACCAAGAGCAGATTTAAAGGTAGAAGATTTTAAGGATATTTGGTGGATAGGTGACTATTCAGACGAAAATTCAGGGGATTCCGCCGGATTTATCGCAATCAAAATCATGAACGCTCTCTCAACGGGCGGATTTAAGATTAAATCAGATGATAAATCCAAAGGAAATTTTGATTTTGAATACACAGGACATTATAGCATTAAGAACGCAGAGACAGTACCTTACGAGGTCTATATCAAAACAGGCGAAGCGGCGTAGGAGGCAAAGCATGAAATTATCAGAATTAACAGCAGAACAGGGTTTAGAAGCAATCGCAAATTCTCTCGAATGCATCGGCAACATTGCAGATGATGATGACGCACTTAAGCTGTGTCAGGAACTTGTGCCGCGGGAAGGTGAGAAATACATCAAAGTCTTTGCTAGGGGCGCCAAAACAGCCCCTAGACTGTTAAAAACACACAAAGATGATGTAATCGGAATTTTAGCGGCGTTTGAATTACAGACAGTCGAGGAATACAAGAAAAAGCACAAATTAATGGATGTTATCAAGGGTATGGTTGACCTCGTCAATGAGCCAGAGGTACGTCAGCTTTTTTTCTCAGTGCCAACAGGCGCAACAGAAGAACCCTCTGGCGATGCGCAGGAGAATACAGAGGAAGAAGCGTAAAGGGATTCTTACTGTATGTCAAGGCTAAGATTTTAGACGATACAGAGGAATTAATTTACAAACGATATATGGCTGACGGGCTGAAATATGTAACCGAAAGTATTTCACAGGCGTTCGGAGGGAAATATCTCTATGTATCGTTTGTTGATTTGATTGATAATAATAAAAAACAAACAGTAACAAAGACTGGCGAAGAAATAGCTGCGGACGTCATTAAAAAAGCCGGATTGGTGGTGATGAGTGATTGAATGTAATGGAGTTGTTTGTCACTCTGGCAATCAAAGACACCGCATATAAGCAGGGGCTGAAAGACGCAGAAGGTAACGCCAGCTCGTCCACATCAAAAATCGGCGGGGCATTTAAAACAGTCGGGAAGGTGGCTAAAACAGCCATGGCGGCTGGTTCTGCCGCCGCCGTTGCATTTACAAAAACGTCAATAGATTCCGGAATGAATTTTGATACCGCGATGTCTCAGGTAGCAGCTACTATGGGAACAACCGTAGACAAAATAGAAAACGTCAAAGCCAAAGCTGAGGAAATGGGGCGCACAACAAAGTACACCGCAACGGAAGCGGCCGAAGGCATGAACATTCTTGCCCAAGCCGGCTTGTCAGCGGATGAGCAGATTAGTGGCATCGGAACGGTACTTAACCTTGCTTCTGCCGGTGCTATGAGTCTGGAAGAATCGGCATCGTATACCGCCGGAGCTGTAAAGGGCTTTGGCGACTCGATGGGCAACGCATCTTATTATGCTGATTTAATGGCAAAGGGTGCTACTCTTGCTAATACGAACGTAAGAGGTCTTGGAGAAGCTTTCTCCGGTTCTGCTGCCACAGCGAAAAACTACGGTCAAGCGGCGGACAGTGTCACACTTTCCTTGCTCCGCTTAGCAGAGCAGAACGTGACAGGGTCCGAGGCATCTACAGCGTTAAATAGGGCCATGGCGGACTTATACACTCCGACTGATGATGCATCAAAAGCCTTAGATCAGTTGAAGGTATCCGCCTACAAAACAAACGGCGAAGCAAAAGACTTTAACGACCTCGTAGACGAGCTGAATGGCTCTTTACAGGGTATGACAGCGGAACAAAAAAACAACGCTCTTGCTACGATTTTTACAACGCAAGGTTTGCAGGCATTTAACAAAATGACCGCATCAAGTGATGCGACTGTGCAAAAATTTTGGAAAGGAATACAGGATTCTTCCGGCTCCGCGGCACAGCAGGCGGCTACGCAGCTAGACAATCTAAAAGGTGATATAACCTTGCTATCTAGTGCTACAGAGGGCTTAGAACTGGGTTTTTACAATACTTTTTCGGGCGCTATCCGTGGCGCCATTAAAGGTGTAACAAGCGAGGTTAGTGGATTAGCTGAGGCGATGGAATCCGGTGGCATAAGTGGCGCTCTTTCCAAACTGGCACAAGATGCGATTAATTTTAGTGGTCAGTTGCCGGGGCTGACAAAAATCGGCGGCGACCTCATAAACGGTTTAATTTCGAGTGTTACTCAAAATTCTGGCAGTATTACAACTGCTGTCGGCCAACTGTTAAATAATCTCGCCTCTACGATTTCCACAGGGCTAAATGTATTTACTTCGGTCGGTGTTAATTTACTGACGACTATCGCCAGCGGCATGACTCAGGGCATCCCAACCTTTTTAGGACAGGCGTTGCCGATGTTGACGCAATTTACGGAATCACTGAGAAGCAATGCAGGAAAACTAATAAATGCAGGTTTGGCTCTTATCCAAAATATCGCGCAAGGGTTGATTAACTCTATCCCTGTATTGATTGCATATGTACCTACGATCATAACAAATTTAGCCGGTATCATTAACGATAACGCGCCAAAAATCCTTGCGACAGGAGTAACGATCATAACAAATTTAGCGATTGGCCTAGTTCGTGCGATTCCGTTGTTAATTGCTAATTTGCCTAAAATTATCACAGCCATTGTAAGTATATTTACAGCGTTCAACTGGTTTTCGCTTGGTAAAAACATTGTTACTGGCATAATAAAAGGGGTCAAAAATCTCCCATCGCTCTTAAAGACTGCTGCTAAAAATGCCGTAAACGGATTCAAAGGGGCGTTTAAGGGCAACGGCATATTATCCGCTGTTAAAGGGGCGTTTACTAAGATACCGTCAGCTGTTAAAAGTATCTTTACTAAGGCAGTATCCCTTGTAAAAAGCTTTCCTGGACGATTTAAGAGTGCCTTAAAGTTTAGCTGGTCTCTACCGCATCTGAACTTGCCACATTTAAGTGTTTCCGGCGGAAAGGCTCCGTTTGGAATCGGTGGAAAAGGCTCACTGCCATCATTCCACATTAGCTGGTATAAAAAGGCTATGGAAAGCCCATATGTATTTTCTGATGCCACCTTATTTGGAGCAGGAGAAGCGGGAGACGAAATGCTATACGGTCGTAGCAGATTAATGAGCGATATCAAAGAGGCGACACGGGGAGCGAAAAACGATGTAACTATTAATGTGACTGTAAACGGCGCAGATAATCCGGAAGAATGGGGAAGAATAATGGCAAGCGAGCTTAGAAGGCAGGTGAAAATGGCATAATGGCAAAGAAAAAGAAAAAGTCTGCTGCTCCCAGCGGTCTGTCTATATCGAGAGACAATCTAAAATTTACAATATCTTGGAAGATACCGGCGAAAAAATATGAGGATGGGCAGTGGCTGTGGTACCGCCTACATACAAAAAATGCCGGTGCTTCCAAGTGGGATTGGACAAAATGGAAAGAAATAGATGTGGGGAAATCAGCAACTAAAAAAACAGTCGCACTTGATGCAAAAAATTATTATCCTGTCTCATCAAAATTATTAAACGCGATAGAGTTTAAGGTAAAGGGCAAAACAAAAAGCGATAAAAAGCATACCTATACAGCCGCACATTCCATAAAGACATTTACCATTTATGCACCAAATGCCCCTTCCGTTTCTTATTCTCTTGATGATACTGGCGCAAATAAAGGTACATTTACTTGGAATACCTCATACGAGGCAAATGATGCAAGGCATTTTGCAAGGACGCAGGTACAGACCGCATTAATGACAAACTATAAGGGTGCCATTGCAAACGCTCGCTTTACCAATGCATCCTATACAGGAGCATCTGGAACATGGGCGATAACAGAGGATGGCTCTCCGACACAAAATAAGACATTTTGTCGTATTGTAAGGGTAAAATCAAGAGGATGTGCCGGAGATTCCGGTTGGAGCTATGCATACCATTATTACAGCATCCCAGAGCGTCCAAATATACAGAGCACAGGGAGCAAAGAGATAGGATCTTCTAGCCGCTATGTATGGGCAAACTGGGTGCAGGCATCGCCGCAGGACCGCCCTGTGGATTCCATGGAGTTACAATACGCCATAGACACGCCAGAAAGCGGAGAAAGGTATACTGGCACATCATGGAGCACAGGAGTAACTGTTGCGTACCATGATTATACGGTGTCAGCAGATTTTAACACAGACGATGGCATAGCAGAAGACCAGATCATGTGGACAAGGGTGCAAAGTACGCACGATAAAAAATATGCATACTCTGAGCCACGAGTAGCGGCGCGAGGGGCTTTGAAATCCCCGTCATTTGATACGGTATCGGCAACAGGAACAACACTTACCATCAATAGCATTGAGCGAAAGACAGGAGTTCCTGACGCCAAAACAGCAATCTGGATGAAAATAGACAACGAGGAAAAAGGCGTTATCGCGATCACTGACAAGGAGGGCACAATCACAGTTACGTGTCCGGACGTTTCCGGCGGCACTGAATACCAGATTGCCCTCAAGAATTTTACCGGAACTTCTACACCTCAAAACGGAGCATCTGGCATCACCTACAAACTTAGCCCCCTCATGCAGTCAGGGTGGATTTACTCAGAGACAAGAAAAATCGCAGTTCCGCCGAAAAATATAACTGCAATGGCGGTAGCATCTGATACCGTAGAATTAACGTGGGATTGGTCATGGAAAAACGCAGATGCGGCTACCATATCATGGGCGGATCATGAGGACGCATGGATTAGTACGGATGCCCCAACCAGTTATGACGTGGAGGACAGGGAAACAACGTGGCACATCGGGTCCCTGGAATCGGCAAAAACATATTATTTTCGCGTAAGATTGCGGGATACGTCCGGGGATGAGGAAGTGTTATCTCCTTGGTCTGATACGGTTTCCGTATCGCTAAGCGAGACACCAACAACTCCTACGCTTGCAACAACGGAAAATTATCTCGCCATAGATGACACAGTTATTTGCAGTGTTGGCTACACCGGAAACAGCAAGGCAAGCATAAAAATAGCGGAAGCGGTTAACGATGAACCGGTCAAAGGTGACGATGGAAACGTTGTGGTTTTAATGATGTCTTCCGGCATGGAGACATTATCGGAAACGATTGAAAACATTAATAAAATCTATACTGCAAGTGGTCTTTTGAGCAATCTGTGGAATGTAGGAGAAATCCATTATTTAAAAGCAATGGTTACAGCACAGGGAGGTAAAGAGGGGGCATGGTCAGATTCTGTGGCTGTCGAAATTGTTGCAAAACCTACAATAGACAGCGTTTCAACAAATCTTGTTTCGGAAGCAACTACATATAATTCTGGCGATGTTACCACAGAAGCAAGTGACCAGACAGTACCAGAATCATCGGAAGGCACAACAAACTACCTAGAGCAGCTACCACTAACAATAGCCCCTTCCTTCGGGGATTCTGCTGGCACAGCAAAAGTAATGGTTGTCAGAGACGAGGATTATTATATTCTGCGCCCGGACGGATTAAAGGAACAGCATTTTGCCGGCGAAATTATTGCCAGTTTTACCGGTAGTGAAACAGATAACTACAGTATTGCCTTGGGTGACCTGATCGGGCAGATGGATGACGGTGCAAGGTACAGCATACAGATTGCATTTACAGATATTTATGACCATGTGGCAGAAAAAAAGATACCGTTTGTTGTGCGGTGGAAACATCAGCCGGAAGTACCAACGGCCACTGTAAATACGATTGCAGACAATAAAACAGCAAGTATTGTTGTCGCTAAACCAACTACATATGCTGACGGGGATACATTTGATTTGTACCGGATGAGCGTAGACAGGGCGGAGTTGATTCTTGAAAACGGAATCTATGGCCAGAAATATGTTGATCCATATCCTGCACTAAATGAGTACGGCGGCATACTGGTTGTGAATAAAACCGCTAACGGCGACTATATAACGTCAGACAGCTCGTTTGCATGGTTGTATAGCGATTTTTCCATAGAATATAAAAAGGCAATCATTGATTTTGACAGTGAATCTATCGAAATCCAGTATAACCTTGATTTAGATAACTCATGGGATAAAGATTTTGAGAGGACAGTATACCTTGGTGGCTCTGTGCAAGGTGATTGGAACCCTGCAGTCACTCGTGATTTAAAAATTGATGCAGTAAGTATCTCTCTGACAGAGCCAACGATGATTGAGCAGATGAGGCGGCTCGCAACGTATCCTGGAATATGTCACGTTAGGACACCAGACGGCTCGTCATTTTCCTGCGATATACAGGTGTCAGAGAAAAAAGACCACGATAACAAAATGCGGACAGATTTTTCTTTAACGATTAAAAAAGTGGATTCGGAAGAACTGGATGCTGTGACGGAAGAACAGTGGAGTGCAGAGCATCCTAACGAGGTGATGTGATGGATTGGAGTAAAGGATTTTCAGCAAGATATATTTTAACAACGGTTGACCCCAAAACATGGACAGACCAGCAGGAATTTGAATTTACTGAGGGCAGTATTGACCGGGACAGCACGTCAGATTTAAGGGAATCTGCCTCTATCACAATGACAGAAAAGATAACAGACAGTGAGTGCTGGGTACGCATTTACTTGCAGGCTAAACAGGGAGGGTCAGGAGCAAAAGTAGCACTGTTTACTGGCCTGACCGCCTTCCCAGAAAGAAAACTTGATGGTGTGAGAGAGACTTACAATATTGACTGCTATTCCGTTTTCAAGCCGGCAGATGATGTGATCTTGCCGCGTGGCTATTATGCACCAGCCGGTAGCGGAGCAAAACAGATTAAAAATCTGCTCAATGATTGCATCCCTGCCCCTGTGTATGTCGAGGGAACATCCCCCATTACTACGGATAACATCGTTGCAGAAGATGGGGAAACAAGGCTCACAATGGCATTACACATATTAGATGCCATCGGCTGGCGGATGCGAATACTTGGCGACGGAAGTATTGTTATCTGTGCAAATGATAACAATAGCAGTCTTACAGCGGGAATTAACGCAAATGACATCATAGAGTGTGACGTAACAGACACATTTAATTGGTACGACACACCAAATTGTTTCATGGCAATACATGACGATTACGGCGCAGCCATCGCGCGGGATGACAGCCCGGACAGTTATTTATCAACCGTCAGCCGGGGCAGGGAAGTGTGGAAATCAGAAACAGGCGTTGAATTATCCTCTGGGGAAAACATAGCAGCATACGCTGTTAGAAAGCTAAAGGAATTGCAGAACCCTGCTAGAACGATACAGTACAGCCGCCGATTTTTTGAGGACGTTCTTCTGGGCGATGTGGTCTTTTTGAATTATCCGCAGCATAACCTTACCGGAAAATTTAGAATAACATCACAATCACTGTCCCTGGAACATGGTTGCCGCACAAAGGAAGAGGTGGAAAGCATTGAATGAGTTTGTAAAAGAGATTGCCTCGACGATGAAGCAAAGCAAAACAAAAGCATATGATACAGTTGCAAAAGTCCTTCGAGTTGACGAAAAAACGGCATATGTCCACATTGACGGCGGAGCAGATGAAACCCCTGCGCAGATGGCTATTAACTGCAAATCTGGGGATACGGTAAAAATACGTGTCTCCGGTGGAAAAGCATGGCTTACTGGAAATCTTACATCTCCACCAACAGATGATACAGCCGCAGAAAAAGTAAAACAATCGCATGAAATATTTAAAAAAGGAACCGCTAAAAATTTTGGGTTACAGAACGAAAAAATTATTAATGCAGCTAAAACTGCAACAAATTTTATTGATTATATAGATGGTGTTGGACTGATAGTTGGCGACATGAGAGGGAACGCCCTTAAACAAAATACTTTACTTGATGCATATGGTATGGCTGTACGAAACGGTAATAGTGAGATTGTAAGGTTTGGTACAGCACCTATCGTGATTACCAACACGGACGGCGATAAAACTTATGAGGGCTCCGGCTCCGTGATGCAATCCAACCGCAACATTGTTGTTTCCACCCAGCAGACAAACCCAGACGACATCCATGGCGGCGGCAAGGCGGCTCTGGAATTGTATTACGATAAAACCAAGGACACCACAGGGCTTTCGTTGACCGTCAAGGACGGCTCAACATACAGTGACTTGTACGAGTCTATGGGAACCGGGATGTATGTCGATAACCACCGCATCCAATTTGTATCTAATGACGTAGAGTGCATCTTAGGTAAAAATAACATCCTGTGGGATGCTAACACTATAGGATATTGGATGCTTGCAGAGCATAAATTTACACTAAACGAGCCAATATCAATGCAACCGACCGGCGCCGTATTTGTCTGGAGTCATTATAGTAATGGGGCTTGCGACAATTGGTGGTGGACGTCGTTTTTTGTACCTAAACAGCACGTTGCCTGGCGACCTGGAGATGGTATGCTAATGAGCAATCCATATTACGGATTGAATAAATACTTATATATCGGTGATACATTTATACAGGGTACTGACAATAATAAATCTAATAACGCACAAAACGGAATACCCGTTAACAATCAAGGCTTTGTACTAAGATATGTGTTAGGAGTGTAATTATGGAAGAATATTATATTGGATACGTATTTGATGGTTTATACCCACCAAAAGCTGCGCAGTGGTGCAACGAAAATGGTACGTGTCATATCGAGGCAAATAAGGAAGGAAAGTATGAAATCGTTGAGAATGTTGACCGAGAAGAACCGGAACACCTATTTAACGATAACACGCCGTCCATACCAGAACTAAACAAAAAAATAGAAGAGCTTACAAAACAAAATGAGATGCTCGCAGATCGCTTGCTAAAGCTGTCTGATACGATTCATGCATAAGGAGGCGAAAGTATGATAGCTAGTGGAACAATAATTATTGACGGGCAGACATACCGCAAAGGAGATATTATACACGATTTAGGCGGCTGGGATTGCATAGATACGGACGGAAGTAAGCGATATTACTGGGGAAAGTCTTCTGAGGTAGATAAATTGCCTCATTATGTTGCAAGTGGTTCGACGGCGTTATGCGTAGACACAGGGGAATTATATGGCTTTTACGCCCCTGATAGCAAGTGGTTTTTACTTTAGGGAGGTGTAGAGCATGAGAAAAAGTGGCTTAACGGGAGATGAGGCGTATATGCTCTCAAAACGCGGGAAAACAACAGAAGACCTTGGCCCGTTAAAAAAAGAAATTGGTTTGATAAAGGAAGATTTAGGTAATTTTAAAATTAATAATGTCGCTGGAAAATCAGTGCTTCTTGAGCAAAGTATTTCAAAAAAATATGTATATTTTAATACACAATATAAACTACTGGGTTTTGGTAACAACGAATATAATACCTGTAAAATATATAAAATCGAAAAAAATAAGAAATACTATTTAATAGCATATGGAAAAAATAATGTAGGGTATCCTTTGGCGGTATTTGCAGATAATTTAATAGAGGAAGGCACGACGGCTTATACCGATTATATCTTAGGTGAAGAAAATTCGTTAAGTATGAATAATTTATCATTTCGAGCTAAAACTGACGGATACATGTATGTTAATGCTATTAATGCCAGTTGTGGTGTGTTTGAAAATCTTGCAATTTCTGAATCCGAAGAAAATTCATATAAGATGCAAAGTGCAAAAAAATACAAATTATCAACATATGGCGAATTTCAAAAACTTGATATTGATGTGAAGGAGGGAGTGCTTTTTGATGTTTTATCAAAAAGGGAAAAAGCATACGATGGTTGTAGATATACTATATTAGAAAATGATAATACATTAGACACTATAAAAGTAACCGGATATTCATTTTCTGAAAATACAAGTTATCCTCTTATATGCTTTTTCGATGAGTATATGAATGTTATAGAAATGTATGGTGCCCCATCAACTCCGTATACTAACGAGATATTTGAAATACCATACAGAACAAAATATATAGTTATAAACGCTAGAAATAATATTTCGCTTGAAAAATTCATTCCTCAAAATGGATTATTTGAAAAAATAAACAAATTATCCGATGAGTTATTAAAACCTGTGTCTTTTTCTAAAATAAAAGGATTAAAATATTTAGAGCAAAAATATGAAGTTAAAAATATTATTATATCCGATTATGAAGTATTATCAAAAATTATATATAACAGTAATGGAGGTAAAGTAAATAGTGATTTATTTAATACAGTATTAATCCCTATTGATTTAGAGTTAGACAGCATTAAAATTTTATATGCTATAGGTGTATATGGGGGAGCATTTTTAGATAGTCAAAAAAATTGGATTTCATCTTTTAGTACGAATGAAACAGGAGTTATTTATAATGTTCCAATTAATGCCGATTTTATTGCGTATACCTATAATGGAATTCATACATCATTTGAATTAGGAATAAATTTTAATTTATATGCCAGTGAACAATTAAAATCACAAGCAAGTTCTTCTTTTAAAAATCCATGGAAAGGAAAAAAGGTGGTCTTGTTGGGAACATCTGTCGGGTTCGGTTCTAATGCAACAAAATCATATATGCAAGAAGCATCTAATTATTTAGGGTTTACTCTCGTAAATACATCTGTTCCAGGACTTGCAATACACACAAATACAGACGGAACAAAACTTATATATGGGTCTACTTGTCTAAGTATCGCAGAGTACAAAGAACAGGGAATGACTATACCAGATGCTCCAAAAGATTATGTACCGGGTGGAAGTTATAACGATTACTACCGAACATGGGAACATATTTTTTCGTCAGAAAATGCCGATGCTGATTTATGGTTATATGCAGTTGCTCCCAACAATGGAAACTTTAAACTTGATGATTGGAATTCATTTGATAAGTCGAACTGGAAGTATACAGATGAAAGCAGTTTTGCTTCGCACAGGACAACGTTCCTTGGAGCGTTATTATACCTAATGGATAAAATGTATACACTTAATCCAAATGCAAGAATGGCATTTATATTAGATAGTGCGTTTGCCTACGGAGATGCAGAAGGGAAAGGAAATTTAAAAAAAGTATCAGACCAGTGGGGGATACCACTGGTGGATTTATGGGGCAAAATCAATAGGTCACCAAAATCATTAGCGGTTGTCAGAAGCAAAAACGGAACAGACAGTCATCCATCAACTTTTGCACACGAAAAAATGGGAATGATGATGGTTGGTGAAATGTTAAGAATCGGATAACAGTCAACTAAAGAGGACTTTAATTAATTTATGAAAACAAAAGAAAAATAATTTTTAAGGAGGAATGGAGATGGTAGATATTATGTTACCTTTGATAACTTGTATTTTTGTAGTTTTTGACTTGACTAGCGGTGGAGTATCCGCCTGTGCCAACCACAAGTGGAAATCCTCAGAAATGAGAAAAGGATTGTATCATAAATTTGGCTCCATTATGCTTGTAGTGCTTGCGTATCTTATCGACTACGCTCAGAGATATGTAGACTTAGGCTTCCAGGTACCTATTGCCGCAGGAGTGTGCGTCTACATCATTTTGATGGAGCTTGGCTCTATCGTGGAAAACATCGGCAAAATTAACCCAGATTTATTGCCGGACAAGGTTAGAGCGATTTTAGGACTGGACAAAACGAAATAAATTTACGTAATTTTTGCGTGTTTGAGGTGATGCAGTGAACAGAAGTTTGATTAAAAAACTCTGGAAATTAGGCGATAAACAATTTATTGATTACGCCTTGTCATGTGCCCGCTTAACCTTGCGGGAGCGTGAAACTGTACAGTACTTGCTTTTTGATGGATTAACACAGGAGCAAGCCGCCGAGAAAATGGATATAAGCACGAGAGGATTACAAGGGCTGTGGAGTTGCGCTGTGGAAAAAATTTTGTTAGTTCCCGGCACAATCCCGTACATAAACAGTCTTTAAAAAACTAAAGATGATTTAAAAATTGCGCAGAAATAAGCACACTGTCTTCGTGGTGGTGTGCTTATTTTTTTGCGATAATAAAAGTATAAGGAGGGCGGAGAGATGTATCAATATTGGAATCCAAATCCCGCGGCGGCAAAAGTGGGAGATTGCACCGTGCGCGCTATCTCAAAGGCTATGGGGCAGACGTGGGAAGAAACATATATACAGCTTGCACTGTACGGCTTGATGCTGTCAGATATGCCCTCGGCTAACGCAGTGTGGGGCGCATACCTCAAAGATAATGGATTTAGCCGTTATATAATCCCAGACGAATATATGACCTGTACCGTCTCGGAATTTGCAAACAACCACCCTGAAGGGGCTTATATTTTAGCACTGTCAGGGCACGTTATAGCGGTAATTGATGGCAATTACTACGATACGTGGGACAGTGGAGCAATGACACCAATATATTACTGGAGAGAAGGAGGAAAATAAATGTTCGGTTATCCACAATATCCACAACAATATCCACAGTACTCGCAATACCCACAACCGGATTATCTTGACCAGCTCAACCGACTAAAACAACAGACACCACCCCAACAAATGCAACAGCAGACCAACCCCGATGAACGGATTTGGGTACAAGGGCAGGGCGCGGCGGAGGCATATTTAGTGGCACCAAACTCTTTTGTCCGTTTGTGGGACAGTCAGGCGCCAGTTTTTTACGAAAAAAGAGCAGACCAGACGGGCAGACCGTTTTTAGAGGTGTTTGAGTATAAGCGTAAGGGCTCAAATTCGCCCACAGCGGAGCTTTCACAATCCAACCAACCAACCAACTACGAGGAACGTTTAAACGCCTTAGAAAGGCAAATGGAGACGTTAAGAAGGAGGGTATTGAATGAATCTCAATCCAATGCAGATGATACAGCAGTTTCAACAGTTCAGGCAGCAGTTTCAAGGGGACCCGAAGCAGGAAGTACAGAATCTGCTAAATAGCGGGCAAATGAGCCAGCAACAGTATAACCAGTTGCAGGGTATGGCAACACAGTTTCAAAACCTTTTAAAGGGTTTTAAATAAATAAAAAAGGAGTGATTTCATGGGATTAACAACAGACGGAATGAGCCCGGCAGATTTGGCGGCAGTCACAGGCAACAATAATGGCGCATTTGGCGAGGGCAACGGTGCTTGGTGGATTATCATTCTTTTCCTTTTCATCTTCTGTGGATGGGGAAACGGAAATGGATGGAATAACGGCGGCGGAGGCGCGGTAGATAACTATGTATTAGCTTCCGACTTTGCAACCTTACAGCGCCAGATTGATAGCGGCATTTCCTCCCTTGAGCGCAAGGGTGATGCTATCAACAGCGGTATTTGTGACGGATTTTATGCAATGAACACCTCTCTACTCAACGGATTTGCAGGAACAAATAGTACAATTCAGCAGAACGGCTATGATACACGGAATGCAATCCAGCAGGGGCAGATTGCAGATATGCAAAGTTTCAACGCTTTGCAGGCACAGTTAGCGCAGTGCTGCTGTGATAACAAACAGGCTATCGCAGGCGTTAACTACAACATGGCGATGAATACCAATGCAATCCAGCAGGAAGTTACAAACGGCTTCTGCCAGACAAATTTTAACAACGCAAACAACACAAGGGATATTATCGACAACCAGAACAACAACGCTAGAGCTATTCTCGATGCCCTCACAGCGCAGAGAATCGAAGCTAAGGACGCTAAGATTGCCGAGCAGAATCAGCAGTTATTTGCGGCACAGTTAGCGGCTTCTCAGGCATCACAGAACGAAACCTTAAAGGCGTATATGCAGGGACAGTTTACTTACTACAACCCTAGACCAGTGCCAGCTTTTCCGGTTTCCGCACCATATCAGTACGGTAATTGCGGATGCAATACTGGTTGCGGATGCTAAAATTTTTATAATTAGCAACTTCCTGCGTTGACGGGATTGTTCGGCTTGTGCCGATGATGCTTATAGCGGCGGGGCAATCGTTCCGCCGTTTATTATTAAAAAAAGGAGTGATAACGTGGCAGAATTTACTAATAGCAATATCGTAACCATAGCAGCGGGGCAGAATTTACCGCTCACAGAGACAGCCGTAAAGTGCGGTAGCTGTATTACACACCGGGAGGGAGCAGGAATTGTGACCCTTAGAGGCCTTACAAACCAGTGCAGGGCGCGCTATAAGGTCAGCTTTGGAGCCAATATCGCCATACCCGCCGGTGGAACTGTGACACCTATTTCTATTGCCCTGGCAATCGCCGGAGAACCATTAAATAGTGCGACAGCAATCGTAACACCTGCGGCGGCAGGCGAATATTTTAATGTATTTACGGCGGCATTTATTGACGTTCCGCGCGGGTGTTGCATAACGATTGCAGTCGAAAATACATCTACGCAGGCGATTAGTATAGCCAATAGCAATTTAATCGCCGAGAGAGTAGCGTAAAGGAGGGCGTAAAATGGAATCATTACACAAATTAAAAAAAATGATGTGCAGAGAGCTGGACGAGATTTCGAACAAAGGCGACATGAGCGCCGGGGATTTGGAGGCAGTCCACAAACTGACAGACACGATTAAAAACATCGACAAGATTATGTATCTGGAAGGCGACAGCGAATACAGCCGTGGCGGTGACTGGGACACGTCAGGAAGATACAGCCGCGGGCGTTATCCTGACATGGATTACGGTGATTATAGCAATGCCCGTAGAGGTCAGCACTATGTGAGAGGCCATTACTCTTACAACGATGCAAAAATGCAGGTAAAAGAGACCATTAAAGACATGATGCATGACAGTAATCTGTCTAGCACAGATCAGGCGGCTCTAGGCAGGGCGTTAGCAGAATTAGACCGATAAAAGGAAGGGGTGCCGCAATGATTAATATGAGCGAAATTAATGCCGAAATTGCGGCATTAGAGGCAGGAAAAACAACCTACGCCACTTGCGAACGGCTTTCGATTTTATACAATGTACGCAATAATTTGGAGCCAGATAAAGCACCAAACCAATCAACACCAAAAACAGCATATTATTCTTACGCATCCGAGCCGGAATCTGAATTTAAGGAGGTAGCCCGGAAAGCAGACTTTGAGCATTTGCTGTATGTACTTGACGAACACATGAAAGCCATAGAAGCAATGTATCCGCGAGAATATCGTTCGGTTTTGCGAAAAATAAAAGAGGGCGCTTGAAACGTCCTCTTTCTTTCTGTATAATGTAACTGTATTTCCTTTATTTTTAATATTTTGTTATACAGTAACTGGTTTTAACCCGGTGGTTACGGCTAGTTACTGCATAACAAAAACTAAAAAAATATAATATCCTCCACAAATTCGTTGGGGGATATTTTTATTTCTTTTACAATACTTTTCCAAAACACCTGCTTGCCTTGTTCGTCTAACTGCATATACATATCTTTCCAACCGTCAGGAAATCTGCTTTGTATTTTTTTCTTAGTTTCCAACTCTTCCGTTGCGGCGGTCTGGGATAGTTCTTTTAATTCCTTCGATATAGCCTCATATCTTTCGTCATAGTATTCTTCTGTTATCCTACCTTTTTCAAACATTTTGTTAATTCTTCCTAGTTCACTGGATAATTTTTTCTTTCTTTTCCCCACATCGCTTCCGGCTGCCTTCACACGACCTTCCACCCTTAATACATCTAACTGTATTTTTTCTTCGATGTGATTAAGCATATATGTTTCTAATTTTGGTTCAGATCGCGTGTATGTTTTGTGCTTTTTCGCGGCAGATCTAGGGCATTGATACACTTTATACCTCTTTTCTTTCTTGGCCATCGTGCGCCCAGAAAATCTGTAACCACAAATTGGGCAACGTATCAGCCCAGAGAAAATATAAATACGCCTCTTACAATCTACCCAACTTTTCTGGCTGGAGACCTCTTTAATTCTTTGTGCCTGCTCCTCTGTTATGTATGGCTCACAATAGTTCTTTACGCCGTACATTTCCCCATGGTACGCCGGACTGGACATAATTTTGACTATCCTGGTTCTAGTCCTTATAAAATCAGGGTATTTGCTCAAAATATAATCGGCTGTTTCCATTTTAGAAAACGTCTGGAAATAATGCTCAAACATATCCTCAATTATTCCTCGCATCTTCTCGTCTTTTACAATCTTTTTCCCTTCTACGCGATACCCCACCGGCACCTTTCCGCCAATATACTCTTTGTTCTGCCTCTTGAACTCCATGACGGAGCGTATTTTCTCGCTGTCCCTGTCTGCCTCTGCCTGCGCTACAGATAACATGATGTTAACTTTAAAAATCCCCTGACTTGTCTCTGTCTCGTAATCCTCCCAGATAGCTCTCCATGGCACTTTACACGCGTCAAGGACATTTTGTACCTCATAATACCCTGCAACGGCTCTAAACCACCTGTCAAGGCGTGTGAAGAGTATTATATCAATCTCGTGCTTCTTGCAGTCCTCAAGCAACTGTAAGAGGGCTGGGCGTTTTGTGTATTTTTTACGTGCAGATATGCCGGCATCATTATAAATACCGACAACCGTATAACCTTGCTCCTTGCAATATTTTTCAAGCGC